CACAAACCCAACACTGTCCCCATCGCCAATGTCAAACTCGCAAGACGAAATAAATGCATCTATTGGCAAAGGATTGCCATCGACATTGTCATTTACCCCTGATTCATGGCTCAAGAGCCGCTGATAGTACGAAGCTGCAATTGGCGTTGCTTGTAGGCCACTATCTAACCACGCAGTACGGGCCATGTTTCCGTAATACCAGACGTTTTCCAAGTAGTTGTAGATGACGTATTTGTCAATCGTATTGCTATTCCTAGAGCAATAGAACCACCAAATCTCGTTAAATCCTTCGTTAGTTCCCGCAAAAACTTGTTCTGCTTGGGACAAGTTAATGTCATTGAACACGTACTTTCGTAGGTCGCAACTAAGCGTCTCTACTCGGCCGTTGTACGCATAAAACTTGTCAGTTCCCATCCAGTAGACAACACCGGATGCAATAACTGCTGCATTTGGTCCCATGATGGAAATGTTGTCTCCTAGCAGCTGCGTACCCCAGATATACGGGGGACCTAAAAACTGCAGCGAGTACAACGAAGAGTCAGTAAAAACAACAAGCTCTTGCCGGGCCTGAACAGTGCTCACGATCCGTGAACCATGGGACAAGCGCGTACTTCCAGCCTGTGTGGTTGCCGTTGGTTCCCACTCCGTAACCGACTCTTGGTCCGACCAACGAATGACCATTGGATCAAAAACCGTGCTTCCATAGTCATTTGTGCCAAATAGAATTACAAATCGACTCGTGTCGGAAACGGACATGTAACTCTGGTAAAGCGGCACAGAATTTGCACCAGGAAGAGAAGAAACGAGTATTCCTCTCGGAGAAATGCTCTGCGTACCACTTCCCGCAGTTGAAGTGTTTATTAAAGAACCAGTTGGTGTACTAGATAAATTGTACGAGGTTCCAACGGGATTTCTAGCGTAATATGTTTGCCCTGGAATCAAGGGGGCAGGAAGACTTCCTGTTGTAGCAAAAGTAACTGGATACCCTTCAACAAGGGTAATAGTGCCCGTCACTACCGCCGGGGAAGCATTACTGATACTAACTACAGAAGGCAAATACCCGTTTGAGGCTTTCCAATAGTAAAGCGAACCTCCCCTTGGGCCATAGATTAAATCTTGTCCAAAATTCATCTGACTCCACAAGCGCATGGAATCAGTAGATGGTTCTGAATCGCCCCAAGTTCCAGAACCCCATGAGCCCGATCCCCATCCAACCAATGGGACCTCAAATGACGGCCCTGTGTTGATTTGGTAAACCGCATAAACAGGAGTGCCGCCACCCGACGAACTAGAAGAAGCGGTTCCAGTCACTACAATCGTGTAGGAATTAACATCTATATATGTGATCTGGTATTCGCCGCTTACAGTAACTCCATTAAACGTGGATGCCCCGTAAAAAGTCACATAATCGTTGTTGATTGCCCCGTGCGCCGTGTCTGTAACTGTAACAACCGTTGTTCCCGCAAAGTTAGTGGCAGTGTTCGTCGTAAATGGATTGGTCAGCGTGCTGGTCTTACGAATGGGCGTAATGTCGTAATACGCCCCGCCATTCTGGATGTAAAACTTCAGGTTGGTTCCAACGCCAATCAAATTTTGCCCAGCCAGGGTGACCCAGTTCCAAAGAGAACGGCATATCCCAAGATAGGTCTGAAATGAAAAAGGGGTCCAACCCCCTATTTTTTCAGGCGTTCCCTGGCGAAATCGAACTTTGTCCGACTCAAACCACCCGCCTTCGTTGGTGTACCGCGTGTTTTCGCGATTTACTCCGGATTTAAACAGGATTTTCTGAAGCATTACTTGCTCGCTACGCCCTTGCTTTTTTCAAAGCTGCGCATTCCGCCAAACCCAAGAAGACCAGCAAGGAGCGTCATGAGTTGTTCAACTTGAAGGTCCGGTGGTGGGGCCAACCCTTTGGGGATTATATCCACTCCTTGCCCAAAAGCCCAACACCACTGCATCAGCGGGTAGCCAAGAAATTGGTAAGCCAAACCTGCAACCCCAACCCAACCGACAGCAGGACGCCAACCAGAGACAAATGTGCTAGTAGACGCCGCTTCAATTTTATTGACTTCAACTTGAGCCAAGTCGGTCTCTTGGTCAATTCTCTTTTCCTCAAGGTCAAGCCTGCGCTCCTCCAGCGCCATCTCCATGCGTTCTTTGTCTGTTGTATATAACGAGTCCGCAACTTTGCCAACGCCTTCAATGATTGACCCAATACCGATTAGATCCATTACTTGAGTCCTTGCAGGGTGCGGTTGATCCAGCCAAGTAAGAACTTGGACTGAGATCTGTCTTTGTTGCAGATCTGCGCGTATCGGCTAATCTTGGCAAGGGCGTAAGCGGGTAGGAACTTTTCCGCCGTACAGATGTTCAGCCTTCCAATCGTTTTTGGTCCGATTGCTCCGTCTGGCGTTGTTCCGACGATAAGCTGGGCGAGCTTGGAGGCAACGCCGACTCCGGTGTTGACGGCAAAATTGAAGATGGTTTCCGCAATAGCTTGGTTCGCAATGTCGTCACCTCGGACACGATCCCAGAAATTAGACTTGTAAAACTCACGAACCAAAGGAGTAGCCGATCCGAAATCCTTGCGATCAATGTACTCCCACCCTGCCCATTGAGGATTTGGTTTTCTTGCGATTCCTGCATACGTCTGTCCCCCCCGGTCGCCCGGAATGTTGGTGAGTTGATAGCCGCCCTCGTCGTGGATCATCTTCTCAAACGCAGGATTAAAGTCAGCCATTTTGCTTGTCCTTCATCTTGTTGATGATCTCAAATGCGGACTTGACTTTTTCCTCAAGGACCGCAACTCGTAGGTCCAACTTAGAAAGCACGATGATAAGCGTCACAATACCAAGCAGCACGGGCCACGCTTTCAGAAACAGCTCAACGATCTCCATTTCCGTGCCTCCTGGTGTACTCTTCTCGAAGAAACGTAACCTTCTTTCGACCATCATGCCGTTTGACAACCCCCAATGCAGGAGGATTGTTCAAGTACTCCGCGGCACGCAACATCAGATCCGGATCATCGTCAAATGTACCCAATGCCGTATTGCACCGCTTGCACAACACCCCCCTGACATCGTCCGAATCATGGCAATGATCCACCGCAAACTTGTACTGTTTCAGCTTTAAAGGCTGTTGACAAACAGCGCAATTATACCCTTGAAGCTTCAAAAGAAGCTCAAAATCCGTAGGGGACAACCCAAAACGCGAAAGGCGGTTCACGTCCGCCTTGCACGCACTACACAGGAAATAATCCTTACGACCGTGAATTATTAAATTGTCCTTGGAAAACTGACCAAGGCACACGGCGCAAGAAGGCATCTACGTCATCTTTTAAGCGTTTCAGTTGTTTTGCGGCTCTTCAACTTTGGGCATTGGCACCTGCGGGATTGCCTGCTCGCGGATTGACTGAACGACATCAGCAACCGCTTCGTAAGGGGCTTTTCCCAACGCAGCCATGATCAGATTGACTTGAGCCAGTGGCAGGGTTAGGTTGATTTGGGTGTTTTCCATTTAATTAGTCCAAGGAAGTTTTGGTGAGGTGATTGGGGGGTTGATCTGATTGTCAATCTGCGTCTGCACAGCAGCTTCGGCAGAGGCTTTATCTACACCGTTAGCCCAGATCCAGCCAAGCACTTGATTTTTCGTGAGTTGGTCGTAAGGCGTGTAGGGCGTGTCGGCTTTGTAGGTTACACCGCAGGTCGAGTAGACCGATCCGGTGTGGGTTCCGTCTGTTCCGGTCAGTTGCCAGTGGACCACGAACACTACGTCAGTCTGATTGTCATACTGCGGGTAGCAGTCGAGTTTGGTTACTTGCCAATTAAATATTACACTCATAATTTACTCCAATTCCAAGGTAAAACAGAACTATGAAACATAATGCCACCATTTAATAATGGGGGAAGAAATACACCTTCATCAAGATTGTTTTTCTTTTTGCTATTGTAGCTTCTAGAAACAATTCTAAGGTTCCAAGGCACGTGCAATCCGCACACATTTTTCCCTGCCAAAGGGACAATATGATCTACGTGACAGTCAAAACCAGCAAGTAAACTTGTTTTTTTTGCAGCGGCGTATATTGCGTTTATTTGTTGCAAATCTTCTCTAGTCACCCAAGCTGGCGTAGCATTTATTTTTTTGGCTTGTCTTGCTCTTTCGTAAGCTGCTCTTTGCGGCTTGCGTTTTGCCATAGAATTTAAATTGCTTTGGCGAGTTTTTTCCGGGTTTTCTTGCCTGTATTTTCTTGACTTTTCCTTGCAATACTCGGCATTAGATGCGTAGTTCTGTTTGTACCAGTCTGGATTTTGTAAAAGTTTTTTGGCTCTACTTTTCTTTTCGTTTGCTTTGGAGCACACAACACAAGACCCACTTGATGTGCATCTTAATGCAACATGGCCGTTTTTGCATGGCCGACTTGTAAAGTAAGTGGTTTGGCCGGACTCTTTAGCGGCAGCACGTTCTTGGGGTTTGAATACCCAAGGCTGTAACTGCTTTGGAGTTGCCATTATTTGGCCTCTAGTTGAGCGATACGGATGCGAAGGGATTGGATTTCTTTGACAAGCATTGGGACTAATTTTGAATAGTCCACAGCCATCATTTGTTCTGTATCATTAGGTTGGTAAACTGCTTCTGGCGCAACAGTCACAAGTTCTTGAGCAACAAAACCAAAACGCTGGTGTAATCCGTTTGCTTTCCAATCAAATTGACGTACTTGCAAAGAATCAATTAATGATGATACTGAATCCGCGTCTTGAATATTTTCTTTTAGGCGTTGGTCTGAGGTGACGTTATACAAAACTCCCGTATTAGAATTGTTTGTTATAGAACCTATTGCCGTTCCATTTGATAAAAACCATGAAAAAACTGAACCAGTTTGTGCAGAAGTATCGTTTGTTACCATTCCTTGTTCTGATGAACCAGCAAAATTAAAACTTATTTTTTCAGCGGAATATCTGCTTGTTTTATTTATCAGCAAGTTGCCGGAGGCATCCAGCGTCATCGCCTGTGTGAAGGTGATTGCATTACCTGCTGTGCCGGATGGGGCGGTGAACCAAGCGTGAATTCCGGCATTTTGCTGATAGCCTGATGCCTGCGAAGAGTTGGTATATTTTGGGCCGGTGCTAGATTCATAAGCATTGCTATACACTTGCATTGACGGGTTGGAGCCGCCAAAGTTTTGACCCCAAATGCTCCCGCCGCCGGGTAGCTCAATTGCGCGTCGAGATGACGCTGTACCCCAAGCACTCGGCGTAACCCCCAGACCAAGGTTGCCGGAGATGTCGATGGTAGCTCGTACAGTTCCAGTGGTTATTAATTCCAATGGATATGCAGAACTTGAACCAAAAAATGAAGAGTACGCTGCACCGCCTGTAACTGCGCCACCAGCACTGGAATCAACGCCCCATATCAAGGTATTTCCCGTGTTGGCTATTGCACCGTAGTTCGCTGCGGTTGTTGTACCTGTTGAGTAAAACGAATTGAAAATGGTAGCTGCTGTTCCAGCCGCCCGTATAGTCCCCGCAACATCCAATTTGTATCCCGGCGAACTCGTCCCAATACCCAGCCCCGTGCTGGTCAGGCGCATTTGTTCTGAGGGGTTGGTATTTGTCGTTCCTGCGTAAAAAATGCTTTGTGTTGGCGAAAATAGCGCAAGCGTGTTGTTTGCGGCACCAGTCGATTCATTGCCAGTGGATATGGACAACTGGTTGGAGTTGTAGGTAACAATTCCAATTCTGTTACCGCCATCAGAATTATTGTTTCTGAGGTTAAGCCTTGCTGGATTGTTAATATTCGCAGCGTCAGCAATCGTCACGCCAGAAAACAGTGAACTTGTCCCAACACCCAAGTTTCCCCCATCAAACGTCAGCACCGACCCAGTGGTCAGAGCACTTGACGAGCTTGCGTAGACAACACCGTTAGCCGTAAACGAAGTTAATCCCGTACCGCCCGCTGTAGTAGGCAGTGTGCCAGTTGTTAAAGCCGAAGTTGAAGTAGCGTAAACCGCTCCACCCGAAGTGAAAGATATAAGCCCCGTACCGCCGTTTGTGGTTGCAAGCGTGCCAGCTAACGTCACCGCGCCAGATGTGGCAGATGACGGAGTAAACCCAGTCGTACCCGCACTAAACGTAGTAACCGCAACACCAGACAACGTAGACCACTGCGGAGCCGTACCCGTCGATGTAAGAACTTGCCCAGCAGTGCCAATCCCGAGTTTTGATAGTGCGGTACCGGAGGCGTAGTACGGCAAATCTCCAGCAGTGAATGTTGTTAGTCCTGTTCCGCCCGCCGTAGTAGGCAGTGTGCCCGTCGTTAAAGCCGAAGTTGAAGTGGCGTAAACCGCTCCACCAGAGGTGAAGGTCGTTAGCCCTGTCCCCCCCTGCCCAGTCGTAACCGTGGTTCCGCTTTGCAGAATCGTTCCGCTTGCGTCTGGCAATGTCAGAGTGCGACTAGCCGTGAGCGTGGTAGGCGTTAGCGTCACGCCATAACTAGACGTGCCTCCAGCCCGCCCTTGCAGGATCACAGAGTCTTGGGTAGCTGCTGCCTGAGCTGTTGTAGTAGTGAATACACCCGTTGTCGGAACCGTAGCCCCAACCGTGCCGTTCAGCGGGCCTGCAAAGCCGGTGGCAGTCAGCGTCGTGCCGTTAAACGTCAGGTTGGCTGAGTCAGTTTCAAGACCGCCAGCGGCGCTGTAGACTAAGCGACCCGAAGTCAGGCCGGTGTTAGTGATGGAACTAAAGACGCCGGGGCCACCGGATGCGCCGATCCTAACAAAATCCGAACCGTTCCAAGCAACCTGAGCCTTTTCATTCACACCTAGTGTGACACCTGTCGTGGGTCCAGCACCGCGAATTGTGACCGTGTACGTCCCTGACGTATTGATGATCGTATAGATCTTGCTCGCTGCCGGTGCCGTGATGGTAATGTTGGCCGACGCTGGAGACGCGATAATGATGGCGTACTGCGACGAAGTTGCCCCGAGGCTTGAGCCTGTGGTCTTGGTTAACGTCGTGTCGGTCGTAACCGTCTGTGCCCCAGCAACAGCAGCGTCAATATAGTTTGAAATGTAGTTGTTGACCGTGTCGCCCCATGTGCCCGACAGTTCTCCAGTAACCGGGAGAGCAAGCCCTAGAAAGGTGGTATACGAAGTAGCCATCTCTAATCCTTTACCGTGTTTTTACTACAACCCAATTTGGCGATTCACTATCATCAATCATTATCCAATCAGGCGTCTGACTGCTATTTACTATTTCCCAATACTTATATCGCATGGTCCCGACTTTCCCTGCCGCAGACACCCCACTTAAAGCAAACCCTTTCCCTGTACCCAGCGTTCCCACCTCTCCTCTCGCGGACACACCCGTTAATACCCCAACTCTTGCGTAATCAACAGATCCAACACTTCCGGATGCAATGATCCCACTTATCGGTATAGAAACGGTAATTCCAGTCGAACCGGCTGAACCTACCCCAGATACCCCAACCAACGGCGGAGAAGCTACTACATTTTCAACTAGGCCAGATGCTTCAACCCCAGATACAACAACAGTCAGATTTGCAGCTACGTTCCCAGCCGCACCAGTTGCCGAAGTTCCTGTCGCAGCAAGAGTTCCACCCCAGCCGTTTTCCCCCCAAGTATTGTCGCCCCAACCAAGACTCACGAATTACCTCGGCTGGTCGCTAAAAATCGTGTACAACTCCCCAATCTGGGACCTGGACATCCGAAATGTCACCCCAGTTGGGTGTCTGATCAGGTACGATAAGACTCCAATATACGCCTTCGAAATTACCCAAAACACCCATTGCTGGGCACCCAGTAACCGCTACAAGCCGTTGCCCTATTGATACGGATTGTACGTTACCAGTAAGAGAATTACCAGAAATTGAGGCATAGTATAGGGCCTCCCCGGTCATCGTACCGGCAGAAGCACTAGACGCTGTTCCGGTCAAAACAACCGTTCTATTGGACGCTGGAGTTCCAACCGAACCCGCCGCCTGCGCTCCCGCTACGCCAAAGCCAGCAACAAGAGTGCCGACTGCACCAGCAGCTGATACTCCTGTCAGCGGCTGCCCATAAACAACCGAATCAACTGCGCCAAATGCAGAAATGCCCGTCAACGCAACAGTGACGGAACCTGTTACAGTGCCCACGGCCCCCGTGGAATTGACTCCTGAAATCTCTCTGGGCACAAGAGGGGTGGCTGATGCAACCTCCCCAGATCCAGATACCCCGGTCAGCGCAATGCTTCTCGCCGCTACCGTTACAGTTCCCGTTAGTCCGGAAGCCTCATCCCCAGAAAGCGTAAGAGCAGTACTTAGAGCTACAGTGCCAACGGCTCCAGAAGCTGGAACGCCTGTAACTTCCTGTAGCCTAGTAAAAACTACCGTGCCTACAGAACCAAACGCCGTATCACTTGTAAGCGAAGTTGCACTTACAGCAGCGGCAGTGCCAACCGAACCGGATGCGTCAACACCGGATAAATTTACTGATCGGGATACAGCAACCGCGCCAACCGCACCGGATGCGTCGACACCTGATAAATTTACTGATCGGGATACAGTCGCCGTGCCAACCGCACCTGCGGCCTCGTTTCCAGTAAATGAAACAGTGACTACACTGGATGCTGTGCCAACAAGCCCCGATGCAGCAACACCGGTAATGGCGACCGTTACATTTCCACCGCTGCCTATCTCAAACGCAGTTGGTTCAAATGCGCCTGATTGAAACGCTGCGGCCATGGCTCACACTACGGTTGTTTGGGCCAGTCTATTTTAAACGGATCAGCCTGGGTTGTGATGTCCCGCAGTACTTGGCGGTAGGTTGCCCATGCTGCCTTGTCAACCGGAGAGTCTGCTACCTGCGTCCAGTCCGTGTCTTTGAGCATCTGGTTGCGCTGGGTACGGATTACCTGCCACTGTGTCACTACGCGTTGGTCAAGCTCTTCTTGGGTAAGTGGCTCAACGTCAACCAAGCAGCACATACCGTCATACAGATGAGGAGCAGCAGATACCAATTTCTCTGTTGCGTGGTCGTAAGGTTTCCACACCGTAATGACGTAATAGCCCTCGGACTTGATCCAATCAACAGACGGCCCACGCTCACCAAAGGAGGTGTTAGGAAACCACTCAGTATGGTCTTTGATGATGAGGTCTTGGTTAGCAATTTGCATGGTTACCTCGTTGGGAATGGTGCGGTTGGCGACGCCGTGATTGTACGGGCGGCTTTAGTAATTCTGATGTCTTCTAGATAACCATTCAAAGCACTGGTCCCGATTCGATCTGCGCCAACATACAAAATATCAGTCTGATTAAAGTTGTCTGTTACAGCGCCGCCGCTTGTTGCTTCAAGAGATCCGTTAATATAAATTTTAAGGTTCCCGGTTGCAGAACCAGACCTAACTACCGCAAAGTAATACCAAGTTGCTGCTGCCAGCGTAGTCGTTGCGCCAGTCAAGTTTGCCGCTGTATAACTAAACTGAATCCTGTTTCCAGAGGTTACGTTGACCGACCACCCAGTGCTTGCAGCACCTTTGCTAACAATTCCGTAAGCAGCGCCGTTTGCGGTTAAATAGAACCATCCCTCAATCGTAAAATTACCAGTGCCAAGCTGAAGCTGCGGATTGTCAATGGCAGTCAACCAGTCGCCAGTCCCATCAAACTTCATGCTTGTCGGCGGCCACTGAGCAGTAATTGTAGTGCTGGCCTGAGAATCCCCAACCGTAATCAGATTGTTCTGCACGGCGGCGTCGTAGATTCCTGCATTAGAGAAGTTGGTCAGCAAAGAAGTTTCGGATGCCGCAAAACTTGTATTGACGTTTGTGGTGCTTGGGTAGCTTGCTGCGCTGGTTGAGCCTGCGGTCGTTAATGGGGCGAGTATGGGTGGGGTGAAGTTGCCGGTGTAGACTGCCGTGCCTTTTACAAATCGAAAATTTGAAATGTTGCCAGAAAAATATCTTGAGCCTTGCGGAAACCCAGAGTTTACCCCTAAATATAGTGGAGAAACTGGAGTCATCAACGCTCCAGTTGCCGTTCCTGTAGCCCCACCTGCAACACCGTTAATATAATAAGATACCGTAGTACCATTTCTTACCAAAGCAATGTGAGTCCAAACATTTCTAGTTAATGCTGGGCCTGCTAAATTTACAGCCCAAGATGTCCCAGAGGTTGATACATAAAAATTTAATCCCGCTCCATTAAATTCTAATAATATTGGACTAAATGTTTCACTTGGTCTCTGTCCAAATAAGCCCCTAATGCCAGACAAAACAGTTGGAAATATCCACATTTCAATGGTAAAATTTCCCGAAATTTGAAATGCCGAATTATTTGCAACTGATAAAAAGTCAGTACTACCATTAAAAAACCCGCTCCCAGCATACGCCGCAGGGGTATATGCAGCCGCCGGAGAGAACGGCTGGAATGCTTGGACGGTTGGGGTGCCAGCACCAACAGTGATTACACTCCCAAGAGACGAACCATCAACAAAACGGTTGTATCCGCAAGATAAGAAGATTGTGCTTCCCAGAGCTGTTAATGGAGTTGTTGGCGTTGATGAAATTGTTAGGTTGGTGTTTGACAATCTCAGATTTGAGACGTAACCAACAAACCCGTTTGCAGCGCTTCTGTCAGTTCCGATACGCATTGCGTTGGTTTGGCTAAACGTAGTCGCTGACGTACCAGTGCCGTCAGATGCTCCGTTTAAATACAGAGTTGTTTGACTAGCGCCGGTGCCAGCACGAACAACAGCGACGTAATACCAAGTATTTGCCGCAAGACTTGTTGCTCCAGTTATGCTTGTTGAAGTGTCAATAAACACCAACTTGTCAGCAGAACTTATTTGAAACACCCATCCCGTTGGAGTTGCTGCACCTTTGGCTGCAATTGTGTGTGTTGCTCCGGATGCCGTGCGGAACACCCATGCTTCAATAGTGAAGTTTGCAGCCCCAAACCGAAGACTCGCACTATCCGCAACGTTCAAATAACTGGATGAAAAATAATTACTCCACTGCCCATTCGGCCAATACGGAGTGATTGAACCCTGCGTCGGTGTGCCGTTGCGGGTGATGGTAAAGCCAACCCCTCCGTTAGCAGTGCCAGAATCTAAGAACGTATTGTTCTGC